TTGTAATATGCCAAGGTTAGCAATCATAACGTTTGTGCTTAACTCGAGTTCATTGTTACCAGTCAAGATGCTATAGGTATAACTAACGTTATAGTCTTTAAAGTCGTTAAAAGACTGATTAACAAGACCTAAGTCTGGTACAATGAGCAAGCATTTAAACTTAGGATTTTGGTGGTAAATGTTCTCTAAGAGAGAAGACATGATTAAGGTTTTACCACCAGCAGTAGCTAACTCAATTACACCGTGACCATGAATAAGAGCTGTCTTTACAACTTCTTGTTGATAATCTCTCAACTCTAAACGAAGTTTTTTATCTAGATAATCTAGCTTTAGCTTTGGAGTAAAGAGTTTTTTAAAGCTCTCAGAAAGAATTACATTATAAGGCTCTTCGTTTTGTTCTGTAAACTTAACTAGCTCGGTGTAGAAGTGAGGTTCAATTTTACCAGTAGGGGTAATAACATAAGTCCTCTCAGGAGCAAAGAATCCTCTTTTTCTCGCAAACACAGCTGCCTGGTTCTTAACAGAGAAGTGTTCTCTGATTGCCTTAAAGTCTCCGGCTATTTTTGCATTATTGCGTCCTGAATCTACATCGATAGTTAATTCTGTCATGTCGTTTCTAGTTTCATTATTTCAACAATATTTTTAATGTCGTATGTTACTGAGCTTAACACCTTTTCGACTTTTTCTAAATATTCTATAATGAGGGTATTATAATATATTTGGCTATTAATATCAACTATTTGTTGGTTATTATCCATGGCTTTCTCTACTTTTGAGAAATCTAAAACAACAGGAGCTGTTTTCATGGCTGCTTGTGCTAAGTCTCCTCTTAACTTATTTTTCTGAGTAGTTAGTTTATTAGATAAAATTTTATGTCTAATTAATCTACCAACGAACAAATGCTTAATAGCAGGCAATTGAAGCTGCTTTTCTTTGACAGTAAATTCGTTAATAGTGCAGAAATCGTTTATCTCTTTAGAATATTGCTCTAAAATTTGTTCATTTGCGGCTACACTCATAACTGGTATTATAGATTATATTTCTCGTTAATCAAATAAATAATTAAGTGAAATTCGATTTATTAGTTGAAAAATATCTAACAGAGGGAAAATTTAGAAGAGTGGCAGCTAATATGCCTCCTGATGATGTGTTATTAAAAGCCTGGGAAGCCGCACCGTATATAAATTATTTAGCAAGATATTATCAGGTTAACAAAGACGTCTTAAAGAGTAAATTACAGCAATTAGGTATTACGGATTTTAGAACCGGTGGGTTATCTATATAAGATATAAAACTACCACCACTACCAGCTTACGAACCAACTCCTATTCCACCATCTAATAAAGGAGTCCCGAGATCTGATTTAGGTGTTACAGATGAAGAGTTAATTGAACTATATAAAAAATTGCGTACTTCTACAGCAGTAGCAAGAGAGTTAGGTAAGCCACAGCCAACAGTTTATAGAAGAATAAAACAATTGGGTCAAGTCATAGAGGGACCACTAGGTAGAAACAGAGGGATGTTGGGCGGTAAAACAGATGAAGAGTTACTTAAAATGGCTAGAGACCTTCACCAAAATGATAGTATAAGAAACATGGCAAAAAGATTAGGTATACCGCAGCCTACTCTATACAATCGATTAAAAAAATTAGGGTATATATCCCCTTTGCATAAACACTCTGGTACTAGAATACCTTCTATCCCTATATCTGATGAAGATCTAAAATCTATGTATAATAATACAGGTGGCTCTATTGCAGAAATAACTAGAAATTTATTTCCTGGAAAGGAAAGAATGCAATACGTAGTTATAAATAAACTTAAAGAATTAGGATTAATTAAATGAAATCTTACGCTGAAAGATTCTTTTCTGAAAATAACCTTGCTGGTGGTACCGGATCTGTTTTCGGTGGCGCATACTCTCCAGGTGGCATGGGTACGTACGGTAACGCAATACAGACTACCGACTGGTACGCAAGCAATGATGCTCGTCAGCCATTCCCAAAAGGCTCTACTAGATTGAATAAGCGAGGCAATCCATTAAATAGACCGAGAAAGGTTAAGAATGTATTGGCCAAGCGAAAGAGAACTAAATGAATTAGACATGTCAGGTATTCTCACATGTTTACCTGAAACTGAAACTGAATTTAGAGGTTACGTTAATTCGTTCGCTGGTAGAGAGCATTACAGACTTTTAAAATGGTTAAGCGACTCTACTTTTCAAAGTCAAATTGTAGAAATTGGAGTTTATAAAGGTTGTTCTGGGGTTGCTCTATCTCAAAACCCAGCCAACAATGTTATTGGTTTTGATTTAATTAATAATGTTACTTGTACTTTACCTAATAATTACAAATTAATTTTTGATGATTATAGAAATTATACAGATATAATTAAAAATTCTAACTTTATTTTTTACGATACTAATCATGACGGTGTCTTAGAAACTCAATTTATAGAATACATTAAAAAGATAAAATACAAAGGTTTAGTTATTTTTGATGATATTTATTTGAATAACCAAATGATTAGTTTTTGGAGAGAAATGAACTATTCTTTTCCATGTATGGATTTGACCAGAATAGGTCATTGTACCGGGACAGGAGTGATTTGGGTATGAATTGGGTTATACCTGAAAATGTTAATTTAGAAGAATATGTAGGTTTTGTTTATAAAATTACAAATTTAAAAAACAATAAATACTACATAGGTAAAAAATTCTTCTGGAAGATTTTAAAGAGAAAACCTCTCAAAGGCAAGAAGAATAAGCGGCATGAAAAGATTTCTTCTGATTGGCAGGAGTATTGGGGTTCGTCAGAAGATCTTTTAAAGGATATTGAGAATTTTGGAAAAGAAAACTTCAAGAGAGAGATTCTCTACATGGCTAAATCTAAATGGGATTGTGCATATGAGGAGGCCCGTTTACAGATGGAAAACAAGGTTTTGTTTGACCCAAATAGTTACAATGGAATTATAAATATTAGACTTAAAAAGTTTCCAAGCAAATTAGTGGAAAAGTAAAAAAGTACTGTTTATAATTTTCATGTGGAAAAGAAATTCTATCTAAAACAATTAAGTCTAAGTACTATCTCTCTTATAGACTTAAATTATATCATTAATGGTATAGTTTCTATCAGAACAGCAGAAGACGTAAATAAATATTACGATTCTCTGCTTAATATTAACAAACCAGAGCACAAACAGTTATTCCTGCATCACTTTATTCAATCTGTTTGTGAAACATATTCAAAAGAGAAGTCTTATTTTTCGTACGTTTTTTATTACGATACTACTGAAAATCAATTCAATTCTTACATACAAGACATAATTAAAAAGCTAGATAAGCATTTACCAATTATTTTTTATATGGATAAGGTTCCATTTTCTCATATAAACGATAATGAGACTGGTGAAATGATTGAATTAAAAGAGAAGCTCAAACTGCATATTAATAACAAAAATAAGAAAAACTATACATTTAGAGGAATAAAGTCATATGCAGAAAAGAACAAGTTAACGTTTCTTTCAGAAGATTACTTTAATGATCTGAAAGTAAAACATAATTTGTATAAATAATAGTATGAGTAAATTTGAGAATACTCTCAACAAATACTACCAGTTGCTAGAGTTTCAAAATGCTGGAACGTATGGCCAGGCTGGTAGCACCGCAATTAATCCAGACGCAAGCCCAATTAGACCTTTGCCAGGTATGATGGATACGGGTGATATGCAAAAGGATATTGTTAAGACTCCTATCTTAAAAGGCACTCCAAGAGAAATAGCCAAGCTACAGCAAGTAGATAATGAGGGTGGTGTTAGAGTTATAATTAATAAGTTAGCTAATAAAATCCCTCTAACTCAGGCTGAACAAGAAACTGTAAATAAAATTAAGTTTATTTCCAAGAACGGTGGTCAAGAAAAATCTAATAATCCGTTAAAACCTGAAGTAGATAAAGAACCTAATTTAAGTAAAACAGTTGTGAGCGATGATGTAGAATTACTAAATAACCCTAACAGACCAAGATTAAGTTATGCCCAAGTCTAATTTATCAAATTTTGATTCCACAGTTGTAAAGTACCTATTGCAACTAAACGAGCAAGGACCAGCTGGTGGTGATGTAAGTTTACCTACAGCTCCACAAATTGGTGACTCTCCAACAGGCCCTGGTACTCTACCTACAGGTGAAATGCCTGAACCTAAGGATGCTACTACTCCAGTTGATGAGCCGGATGCAGATGCAGAAGATAAAACTCCAACACCAGAGGGTGTAGTGTTCTTAATTAATCTTATTAAAAAAGCCTTTTGGTTAGATCCAAACACTGTAGACTTGAGCGGTTTTCAAACTAATTTGCTAACTAAAAAGGTTACACCTAAAAACGCAGAAGAAGTTCTAGATGTATTAAAGAAAATTATTGACGATGCTGGGTTGCTAGAAATACCTGCTGAAGATAATGCGACTAGAGATCTGAGAGACGAATAATGAAAACCTTTAATCAAATATACGAAGCTGTTGTATCTCATGAGGATATAGCTAATAAACCAAAGAAAGACGCAGCGTACTTTATATTTGGTAGAATGCATCCACCAACAGCTGGTCATGATTATTTGATTAAATTAGCAAAAGACTACGCAGATAAAAACAACGCTGATTTTTATTTGTTCTTATCTCCAAATGAGAAGGGAGATAAGAATCCAGTACCATATGAAGCAAGATTAAATGTGCTTGGTAATAACCCTTCATATCAAGACATAAATGTTGTTAACAATTCTAAAATAACTACCCCGCAGCATGCAGCAGGTTATTTACATAACGTATTAAAGTATCCTATTGTTAGTATCGTTAGTGGTAGTGACAGAAAAGAGGACAATGAAAGGTTATTCAAAACACCAATGAGAGATGGTACCACAGTTGGTGTTATTGCCTTAGGTGGAGAGAGAAAATTAGAAGGTGATATTAACCAATTAGATATAACAACAGTAAAGGGCTCTAAAGTTAGAGCCCTCGCTAAATCTGGTGATTATAAATCATTTGCTGCTTCATTACCACCAAACACTAAAGAAGAGGATGCTCAAAAGTTATTTGAGATCCTCAAGAACGCTAAGTAGAAATCTTCTTGAGTTCGTCTAGTTTAGCTGTTGGGTGACCTAACCCACCGATTGCAGTAAAGATACTCAACCCGGCTTTATTGCCTTTGTAGATACCTTGATGAACAGTTGAGTTAGTCTTGAGTGTTCTTGTAAGCTGTTCAAAAGCCTGGTCAAGATACTCTTGAGGGATATTATCAAGAGCAGTACCATCACCAACTACTACAGCAGCTGCAATAGTACCAGTAGCCAAATCAATACCACCAGAAAGAATATTCTTCTTCAAGTTATCTCTCATTGCCTTAGAGATATCAGTACCATCAGCCCATTGAGTGACTTGAGTTGCACCAAATACAATAATACCGCTATCAAGAACAGTCTTATAGTCTTTATTATCAAAAGAAGTATAGCTGCTATTTTTAGTAATAATATTGTTAAATAGGTTAAACAAACTACAAATACTGTTGTTTGAGGTAGCCCAGAACTGATTGATACTCAATCTTGGATAGATTGTATTAATCTTCTCGTTATCAATAATAATCAATGGGGAAACAACTCCTTGATCAACAAGCTCAAGAACCTCAGTAAGAGTCTTAAGAGCATTCTCAGCACACTTCTTACCTTCTGTATTCTTTGGTAGAGCTAAAAATACACCTACCTTATCAGAGGTAGACTTAATAGAAGTTTGATAGTCTCTTGCAATCTTAATAAGGTCTGTAGTAGTACCACAACCGGTACCACCGCCTGCACCAGCGCAAACAAATATACGATCAAAATTACCAGCAAAAGACTTTCTAAATAGATCTAATACATCTTCTCTCTGTTCATTAAGAACTGTCTTTGCAACTTCTCTATTCTTACCCGCACCAGAATCGTCACCGATT